AACACCACGCTAAACACATCTGGAATATAATCTAGCTCCCACTGCTTTGCGACAATCTTAGCTTCTATGGCAAGCTGGCAACAATCAGTGTCATAGCTCTTGTTCTTATCGTTCCTGAACTTGAAGTCGTACAGCTCGTATTTCCGCTTGGCACTCATGCAAACAAGATCCAGCATCCCTGCTACGTTAAGATCATCATCAAGAACAGATAGCTCCATGTGAACAGGAGCCGATCCTACTGTAGATATGTGCTCTATGAACCTACTTGCGTACTGCTTGTAAGGTCCGTGATAGTCGGCTCCGTCTTGGTACAGCTTTAGAGCCTCCTCTAGGCCAGCGTGAGCCCTTGTACCGAACTCTGATGACGTTACCTCTGTACCGTCCTCATCTGTCCTGTAACCCCATAGACGCTCCTTGAGCTTCGCTGGTGGATCGTCCGGGTACTTCTTAGTGAACTCAATTAGCTTGTTCTCTCTCCAGATGTTCATGTCGAACCCCGATAAGCCCTTAGGCATTATAGAGAGAATACCAGTAACGGACGGAGACACACCCCCGTGTTTCTTGGCCTTAGCTATACTGTCCACAGAATTCACCAAGGAGACTCTGCCTGTGCTGCTTTTTTTGTAGAAGTGCATTATAGTGATATACTGGGAGCCTCTACCATCTTAAAGGTTTCATCCTTGTACTTGTCCAGCAAGGCGGATTTCATCATCTGAACAAAATCCTTATCGGAAAGACCCTCTATCCTGAATCCGTATATTTGTTCTCCATCAATTCTTGCTTTCTGGAGGTGATAAGTTCCAGAATCAAGGTACAGCGTATTGTCATCAATACGCATATACTCCCTATGCCTAACTCCACCGATTAGGGGTGCTACGCTTTCGATACCGTTATGGTCACTGGATAGGTAAAACTTACACCACTTTACAATCTCGGACCAATCAAGAGTTCTAGTGTCCATTTTCAGCTTCTAGATTTTTCAAGATGTTATTCTTGAGCTCCTCTTTGTCTGCGTCAGTGAGGTTCTCCCAGCTTCTATTGATGTTCTTGGTCGCTAGATCAATTGCGAACCGGGTCAGTACCCCTTGGGTAAGCCCTTGAAGTATATCCAAGAGCGAAGTGTTATTGAAGGCGTTGTTGATCATGTGATCTTTTAGCTCTTCATCTGATATTTCTTTTTTTATTTCGTTAGACATAATTTATTAAAGATAGATTGATTTTAAAAGATCAAGAAAAAACTACAGATTATAGTCCTCTTTTTGTATTTTAGTTTCGAGTAGAGCTAAGGCTCTCCACGCAACTGCTGCGTAGTCCTCTTCTAGGAGGTGACGCATTAGGCAATCATGGTGATCATTGCTTTTGTTTGGCTCCCAGTGCAGAGGCTCAAGGGGGTCGCAATGTTTTTCGTTCCCAGCGTAGGACTGTCTCGCCACTGCTGCTATAGCATTCGGAAATGGGGATAGCACACCGGAATAGATCGGCCATTTTTTACGCTCAGAGCTGTCCTTAGGCAGGACGCACACCTTGTGCTGTGGATTAGATCTAAAAATCATAGAGCCATGGGGTAAACGCTAACCTCGTCTAGATCACTTTTGCCTCCGTTCTCGACAAACCCACAGGCTATTGCTGGCTTAGGTCCATGTTTTCCGTACGCCATAGCGTAGCTTTCGTGATCAATACCGCATCCGGATTGCATACCAAATACCCTAAAGGAATCACCAACCGCCCATTGCACGTAGCACTCGGTGTGGTAGTGCCCCTGAACATTGCTAACCATGTCTGCCTTTGCTCTTTGTATGCCCTTCTTGGACTCCCCGTGACAGTACTTAACACCATCTATCTTGATGCTCTGGTGGAACTTCCAATTAGGTGTACCTAGAACTTCTGGACAAGTTCGAATCCAACGCTTACTTACCCCTGCACTAAAAGCTTTACGGGACACGATGCGGTCATGGTTTCCTATTACTACATCAGCCTTTGGGAACGCCCTGTACCAACGTGCAACCTTTTTGATAGACAGGTCTAGCTCATCTCCAGCAGACATTCCATCTGGGTCCTGCTCATGAAACGAACTGTAATGCGAGTCAATGATGTCCCCGATGAACAGAACACGGTTGCAGTTCTTTTTCTTGTAAAGCCTTTTGCAGAACGAAAAATATTTGTCTAAACAAAAAGGCTCATGTAGGTCTCCGATAACTAATAGTTTACTCATAGCAATTTTGAGGCTAAAAATTCTGTACACATTGCCCCGAACTCCTCGTCCTTGCAGTCTGCGTACTCTTGGGTGCTGTGAACAGCGTGATAAATTTCGTGAGCTATAAGGGGTTTGTCGTTGCTCTCAGTGTAAACCAATATCCAAGGAGAAATTGTCCAACAACACCCCCTGCACTCTCCTAGCTCTATATCCTCGATAACTCCAGACTCTTGAATCCATTTTTTGAAGGACTCAAAAGATCCACCTACCTGAACGAGGTAAGTTGTTGGCAAAAAATCAGATGATATATCAAATCTCTTCATAAAAAAAAAAGGGGGCCTAGGGGAAACATGAAAACCCTAGACCCCCTCGCTATGTATCCAAACAATAATATGATGACTAGAAAGCCTCTTCTTCCGAAGAGGAAATTTTATCAGATGTAGGAGATTCTATGAACTCCTGAAACGAGTCCCATAGTTCTCTGGCTAGGTCCAAGCTCTCAGTTGGAGAGCCGCCTCGTTCAGCAGCGATCTTAAAGATCATTGCTAGGCTAATCGCTTCGTCCCTGTTTCCAGATGTTCCACGAGTTGCTGGAGGGGCAGATCGTGAAGGCTGTTGTACGCCTTCGGGCTTTCCGAAGGAAACCTTCTTGTTCCCCTTTTTCGTTTCGCCCTTCACTGTCATTTCAACGATGGAACCGACTGTTGCCCACCAAGGGGACTCGCTGGTTCCGTTGGCGAAGACTTGTTCCCCGGTGGATAATGTTACGGCGAACGGAAACATTTTCCCGTATTTTGACTCCCAAGGATCGCCGAAGCGTTCGAATGATTTAATTGTGTCCATAAGTACTAAAAGTCATTAAAATCATCCTCTGTCAAGTCCCAATCTGACATTTCTTCATTTTTTTCTAGTTTTTCTAGATTCTGTATATCGGTATGGAACATTCGTCGGCTCTTTTGGAACCACAGATCCCTGTAAACGAGGATTCCGGAGTTCCTTTGCTTAGACACGTAGAACTTCCCATCGGGTCCTTCTGCCTGCTCTCCTGCTTCTAGCTTCTTCTCCTTCTCCTTGTTCCTCCAGATGAGTGCAATACTGTGAGACGCAGCAACTATGCCTTGGCCGCCTAGTATGTGCTCGTTCTCCGGTACACCAGCCGTGGTCGCCTTCTTGGCATCACAGTGTGCAATTAAAACTACCGTGACTCGGTTATCGAGGGCGAACTTAGCTGCTTGCTTCGCTATACGCTCTTGCCCATTCCAATCGTCCTTGGCGGTGAGGTGCATCAGTGCATCTATCACAAAGATGTCGCATCCATATCTGCGATTAGCGTACAGGAAATCGTCCTTGAGGCTTTCCCAAGTGTTATCTGTACCCTCCTCGGATTCAACGAACCAAAGTTTATCTGCAAGAACCTGCACCTCGTCCTCGATCTTGTCGGGATTTGGGCATTTACCGTTCTGCATCCACAGCATCTGCATGAGCATCGACGAACTAGGTATCTCAAATGATGCAACACATCCCCTGCGATCATTAGCCACCATCTCGTGCAGCACCATCTGGTACATTAACTGAGATTTGCCATGACCTGCGTAACCACCCAATGTAACCAACTCGCCCTCACGTAATCTAAACGGGAGTTCAGGCCACATAAATGGGTTATGAGCCTTTTCGGACTCGTATCTCTGTACTTCGTCTGCAACATCTGAGCCTAGGCTCGCTGCTGTGCGTATTGTGGGAGGATCATTTGATTCCGCAGCTTGTACTAGATTGGGAGCATCTGTAGGACGTTTTCGCAATAAATCGTTAGCGTCATTGATGTCTTCTGGGTACTGCACAGTCCTGCACCTTTGCAGACCAAGGCGTTTAGCTATCGCTTTTGAGGCTTTCTGACCAGCCTCATCGTTGTCCATAGCAATGTAGATGTTCTCGAAACGAGACAACGCCTCGTAGTCGTTATCAATCCAGCCTAGGTTAGACACGCCACTAGGTACAGACAGACAAGGCATCCCTACATCCATCTGGTCCCAAGACATGGCATCAATCTCACCTTCGGTGATCAGGATGCTCCTGTCGTTGTCAGTAACATTCTTCCACCCCCAGAGTGTGTGCCACGCTTTTGTGCTCCAGATGTCCTTCTTGCCGTCCTGACGCAGCACCCCAGTGCTTTTGAGCATAACGTAATTGTCTTCAGCGTCGTAAAACCTAGCCGCCCAGAAATCTTCGTTCACTCCGCTGTACCGCTTGTGAGATCGGATTTCGTATTTCTTTAAGACTGCCTCAGACAGACCTCGATCTTGAGACAGGTATTTCATGGCCTCAGTTCCCCGCATCGGTCCTAGTGCAGTGCTGCTGTCCTGAGAGACTTTAGGACGTTCAACACTTATAACAGGCTTTAGGTCATGCAACCCGCAGATTCGTCGAGCCTCGGTGAATGCCTCCTTCCAGTTGCTGTGCTTCCTAGCGATCAAAGAGAGTATAGGGATGCACTCGCCTGTAGCTGAGTCCTTTGCCAGATATATTCCTCCCTTGGCTCGGAACACTCCACAGGAGGAGCCCTTGTTCCCGTCGAGATCGCCCATCTCGTAGTTGCTCCCACGCTTTTTAGCATCTGGGAAGTACCGCTGCATAACAGCGTCTATCTGCCCTGAAAGGGCAATGTTAAGTTCTTGTGGGGTGCTCATATTATTTTATAAAGGGTTTCTTTTATCAATTCGTCGGCTACATCGTCTAGAGGCTCATCGGTTAGAACGTCACCTACGTCCCACATGCAAACCTTTAGAAGAGTTGGGTGAAAAACCGCCCTAGGACCGGAGTCAAACGTAACTCGTTCTCCGTCCCATCTAGAGATGATGACTGGATCATCCCAGTCCTTGTCTATCTGCTTTACTGCTTCCTCAAGAGAGGCAGTATCGCTATTGATTTCGTAGTTAAAGCACATTGTTTTGATCCTTTGTTCTTTCTAGTAAAGCATTGTAGCTTTTTCGATATGCCCTGTCGGCATCCATTCTGTCCTCATGGTTGAAGAAATAGTGGGAGATATTAGTCTTATCCCGATGCAGTATTTCTGCAATACGGTTACGACTGTATTCCAGCTCGTTGTGCAGGTAGCAACCTACCAACGCCCTGACGGAAGCCAATGGCTCCGTCCTTGATTTTTTCCTCAGATCCTCTAACGAGACTCCGAATAAGGATTTTACTTCCTCGAAGAAGGTGTAGTTTATTTTTTTATTCAACTGGTACATTGATGTGTAGTGGTTCGTTTTTGTAACGCTGGTCCTCCTTGACCATTGATGGTTTTCTTCTTTTTCTATCCGCAGCATCTTTTTTGCGAGCGGATTCTGCATCGAAGAAGTAAGTGTCAACTAACTTCTTCTCGCAAAGACCCTTCCATCCGTCTTCGATGTACGCATCAGCGTGAGCGTAGTCAGGCCAGATCATGCCCTGACTGTCGTGAAAGCTATCTAGGACGAGAGAGCGACCACTCCTGCCTCGAACCTCCACCTTGTAGTCGGAGTCTGGCAGCTCCTTCATACGTATCACCTGACCCGCATAAAGGATGTCGGCTGGAGGCAACCGAAACGTGATAACTGATCCCACGTCTAGCATGACATACCTCCTTGGACGAATTCGACGCCCTTAGATGTGAGGGTCCACCTAATGGCTTTACTGCCACTAGGAGTCCTTCCCTTCACAGGATTACCGTCTAGGTCGGTCAAGGCTTGGACCAATCCAGCTTGACTGCACTCTCCTCGGCGTTTGCCGATAGAATTTTGCTGTAGACCTGTTTTATCGGATAGCTCATAGTCCGTCAGAGCCCCGAACGAGTACAGCAACTGTAGGACCTTAGACCTGTTGTTCCCAGAAAACCGAGAAGCATCTACCGCTGCTTCGTGACTGGTTACTGGATCTGTGCTTCGAGCCAGAGGCTCTTTAAATGTTAGCTGCTCCATTCCATTCCCCCTTTTCTCTGGTAGTATTCTTCCATCTCTTGCTCAGAGACTCTTTGCTTGGCTTCAATTTCTTCGAACCACATTGCGGCCTCGAACTCGATCTGATTGTCGGGCTTCATCGCCCGAAGAGTCTGCTCTAGCAGACCCGATACTGTGGGCTTTTCGGCGCCCACTGCCTGTTTTGTGTTTTTATCCATGAACTGCACTCTGTGGACTTACTCACCGTTGTCAACAACTTAACCTCACTTTACATTTATTTAACTGGTTAGCGGGGAAACTTAATGGAAATCCGTGAGGATTTACGTCCCCGAACGGTGAACTTAACTTTCACCTTAGATTCACACTTACCTTCAACTAACTAACTCAACTAAAAAACTAATCATTTTAGGTGCTAAAACCCTTAAGGTAATAATACTAATTAGTTATACTTTAGTTTTAAGTTAGTTATATGTAAACCATTTGATTTACTACCCTAAACCATTTGGTTTACTTGAGTACATCATTTGATTTTTTCTCCTAGATAGAGTTTCCTGTACCCATGAGAGCCTTTCTTGCGGAGGTAATTCTTCTCAACAAGGACCGAAATTCTGTTCTGAATGCTGTTAGGGTGCTGTACACCTAACAACTCCGCTATCGCTCGGTTGCTAGCAAAGCAACCTTCATCTCCGCTGAACCCTTGCACGTAGCTCAGGATCAGTTTGTCGATGTGTCTTAGTTTTGGATCGCTGAGTACTTGGGACGAGATCCAGATCCCTCTTGATGGTGACATTCCTACCCCTCACCAAGGTTTTATGCTGCTGTCAAGCAAAATACCTGCGTCTTAAAAAAGACTGATTTCAAGACAAGCCGCCCATTGCGGAAAGAAAAAAATACTTTTTTCCGCCCATAAGAGGGTGTTCTTATCGGCGGTAGAACTAAGTGGACAAGTGTACCAAGTGTACCAACTGGCAACTGGATTTTTACGTTAGGCTTAGGCTTGCTTAGGCTTAGGCTTATTTTGTTTAGGCTTAGGCTTATTATACTTATATGTGTAAAAATAAGTTAAAAGTGAAGAACTGGACCCTGACCCCGCCCCCGGTCACACACGCACACACACGCACGAGCCTGTACCCACGATCATGATACCACCTCTGTAGTTGGATTCTAAAGACAGTAAATTTTAACTGTAGTTGAAAAATCAGGACGTACAGAAAAGTTGCTCTGTAATTGGATCGTCAATACAGAATTGGCTGGATTTAGGGCCAGAATCTAAATGTAAAATGAATTCAAAAAAGATGTAAATCGTAGTAAAAGAAGTGTAAATCGTACCTGACATTCTGGACCCGATTGGCCCCGATTTAATCGAATCGGCAAATTAGGCCATGAGAGGCCCTAGAATGCCCTGTTGGGGTATTATTGGGGTAATGTATCAAGTAATGCCCCAAAAGAGCTTGTAGGGCCATCTGGAGCCCTGAAATAGGCATCTATCAGCCTTAGAATATGCGCACAAGGGCCCCAAATGCCCCGTATGGCCCTTTTGAGACCTTTACAGGGTAGAATGTAACCCCGGAAGGGCTACCGAATAATAGCCATACACTAAGGCCCCGGTAGGGCCCCGGTAGTAAGTAAGCACAAAAAGGGCCCCGAATAACGGGGCCCCGGTATGATTTTAACTATATAAGGGTTTTACTCTGTAAATATGCTGTATCTCTCAATAAAGAAGTTTTTATATTTAGGATTTCTTTGTAGTAATATATTTACAGCCTTTTCTTCTGTATATGCGAAACTTGAATCGTTTTCCGTTATAGCATTAAAGCCCCAACGTTTAGAAAATGGATCGAATGATCTTTTCACTTTAATGAATAGAGTCATTGAAATCCTTTCCGCTTCCGGGTTAATCCTATATATCCTAAGGGCTCGTTATAGTTTAAAACGTAAGAGCCCTTTTCATGTACTGTATCGGAAGTGCCCCAAGGTTTATCGAAGGACCCTATTTGCATACCGCCGTAATCCCACTGCGACAAGTATTCAATAACTGAAGACTCGCCTTTTTCATTAAGGATTTCGAAGACCTCTTTTGTTTCGTAATCGTTTTGAAGAAAAACAATATTAAAATAACTGTATTGCATCATTAAGCCTTTCTATCTCTTCGAATTTTACTCTATGGCAACCAGCTTTAACATCACCACAAGCCGAGACCGTATCCAACTGATAGATACCAATTTTGAATCGCTCACCATTTCTCTTCCATGGTTCGCCCTTTTTAACTATAGCTTTCACAAAACGAATTGCCCTTTTAGCGTCTTCAAGTGGAAAATAAGCTCGCCTGCTTGTTTCGACAGTTTCCCCGTCTAATCTTAAAAGCGTTTCAGGGTAGTGATGTATCAAGACATTTTCGCCCTTCCTCCACTTTATGACGCCTTCCTCTAAAGCCTTCTTCTGCCTAGCAATTTTTTGCTGCTCATTCTTTTTTTCTCGTTCCCTAATTTTGGATACTTTTTCTTTCACTGAATCGGAATCGAAATCGAAATCGAAATCAAAGCCATTGAAATGCTTCTTACATCTAAATTCTTTACAGTATTGCAAAGCGTTTTCTCTAGAATCTTTAGCCCATTTTAAATGGTAAGAGTAATTGCTGCGAGCCCTAGAGGCCTTGTCTAAATGCTTTTTGAAGTCATTGAAATAGCTTTCAACGTTTCCAAAATGGTAGGGCTTTTCTCTTTGGCTTCCGGGATACGGTACATGGAAAACTTTCACTGTATCTCTATCTAGGGCACGTGAAACAATTGCTTGATGCTTCGAAGTTGAAACAGAGTAACGATTTGAGTTCATTAAAACTACGTTTTTCTTTTCGAACTTAGCGAGCGGGAAATGCTCGCCATAAGAGTAAATCGTTTTCCCGTAAAAGAAGACGTTGCTAGCACGACCTTCGTGTTGTAGTTGTTGAGCCCATACATGAGCTGCTTCATCATGGTTTTTAAGTACTATTCTCATATTTGTTTTTTATTTATGTATTGTTATTGTATTAATGGTTACGATACGGGACAAACAATCTCTCGATTTGAAGTTGCCCCAATGAACTTCGCCTCCGTAGTTACAGTTTTGATACGGCACTTTAAGCCTAACTTTTTCAGTGAAGAGGAAGGGCTCTTTACAGTGAATTTCACAAGGAAGCCGTCACCCTTATCCATGTCCTGTAATTTAGCAAAGCGATATACGAGCCTTATGCCTTCCTTCTTATCCCACGTTTTGCTGTAATACGTAGTTAAGTAATAAGAGTCTAACTTTGAAGTTAATCCGCTCGCCTCTCTTATGCTTCGAACAATCCCAAGGCATTTGTTGAGAGTCATCTCACCCTGTATTGTACTCGAGTAATCATTACTGTATTCGCAAACATCAGAACCCTCCGGAAGATAAGAAGAGATTGCAACGAATCTGTTCAGTTTTTCGATTTGCTTTTTTAGTACGTCTTGAACTTTCATATTTATTTTTATTTACTGTTTTTAAGAGCCCTTTAGAGTAAAGGGTTGTCTTTATATTATGCCATACGTGTCAAGCGTTGATAATCAATGAGTTACGCATAAATTCTATAGGTAATGGGATTTATTATATATAACCAAAGAAAAAGTATATATGATATTATATAACTACTGCCCCGGATTTATCGTATTCACAATCGTGTTACTTGCAATTTGTACTGTATCCAAAAGATCGACACACGTACTTGTATCCATGATCGTGTTACAGTATCCAGATCCTAACTACAACTATTTGTATCCAGATTTCAACTATTTAGGCTTGTATTTACTATACGAATACACCGGGGGGAGGGGGTCTTGGGCTTTTTTTTAATTTGAATTGCAATATATGTACTGCCTTCTAAAAAAATACTTGACTCATAGGCTTATATATGATTTATGACGTACTATTATGAGTTCCCCTGACCCTAATATTGTTAAACAAGAACTATTTGAAGACATTAGTTCCGCGGTTCGGGAGTACGCTGATGACTACGAAATTAAGAAGCTTAAATGCCTAGAGAGGTACGATCCTGAAAAGGTAGCTACTATATTATTTCTTTCCTCACAGGGTAAAAGCATTAACAATATAGTAACTAAGTACGGATTTAAGCATGAAACAGTGCAGCGTGTTCTAGTGTCGTACGCAGACCACATGGGTAAGTGGCGTGATCTTGGCGGTCAGCTTGCGGCTTATTCTTACTTAAATATAAACTCTCTAGAGGAGGAAATGGTAAACGACGTACGATCTCGTATGCAATCTGGTGAGCTTAAGCCTACTTTTAAGGACATAAAAGATATTAGTATAGCGAAGTCTAACTCTTCTAGGGAGGCGATGTTGGCGAGGGGAGAGGCTACTAGCATATCTAGGGAGGAAAAGGTTTACACCGACGAGGACTACAAGAGCTTAATGGAGAAGGCTAAAAACAAGATAAAACAAGCGGAGGTTATAGATGTTGATAATACATAGTTTTGGGAATTTTGAGGAAGAAGAAGATGAACCACTGGACAAGGACAGGGTAATTGATCACTTGTTTAGGATCATAAAAGAACTAGACCCGGAAAGCTCTAGAGAGGAAATAGCGATGCTTGTAGCTGCTAATATGCAGATTGAGGATCTAGGGGAAGATGAAGAAGACTTTAATGTAGATAGGAACTAGCGAAATGAACGGTAAAGGAGATAGAAACAGGGTGACTGACTGGGACAAGTTCTACGAGGGGTACAATAGGATATTTAGACCCAAGGAACCTTTTTACACGGACATCAAGGAGTACGAAAGTAGATTTAGAGGGGGAAACATAGATTCGATTCAGGAGGGTACTTCTGAAGACGTGGGTGCGAATCCCACTTCCTCCACCATTGACAGTGCTCCTTTTAGGGCTCCACCGATTCGTCACGGTATACGTAAAATTATAGAGTAATTTGCAGTAATGAATATCAAAAGTGGAGATAAAGTCGTACTAAAGACAACAATAGTAGGTTCTAATGGAAAGCCAGAAAAAGCTAGGGTGAACTACCCCTATCAGCCAGAGGAGATTAAAAAGATGCAAAGTGACCCTATGGTAGTGGTTGGTGTCTCAGAGGCCCCTGACAGCGTGTACGTAGACCTTAAGAGCTATCTAGGTAGACCGATGATACAAAAGCATGGTCATATGTGGTTTTTAGCGTCAGACTTAGATGTTGTATAATTAAGTTAAGGTGAATTTTACTAACCACCCCTTTTTAGAATCCCCTACCGCTAAAGAAATTGTATGGTTGTACAATAACGACTTGCCGTTACTTAAGGAGCTTCATGCTGCTCACGAAAGCAGGATACAAGCATCTCAAGACGATCCGGTAAGGTACGGGTTCGATTTGCCGGGCTGGGAGCGTATTGAGGAGGGTCTACGGCAGCACAACGAGTGTCTAGCTTTAGGTGGTAACAGATCGGGTAAGACTACCGGCTTTGCTAAGATTGTCATGAAGGCGGTAACGGAGAGCAATGACGGTCATGTTGTGTGCTTTTCTCAGAACGAGGACACCTCTATTAAGGTTCAGCAGTCCGCTATTTGGGAGATGATGCCCAAGGAGTTCAAGAAGAAGACTAAGAGCATCGAGGGGTACATAAATTACAGTATGCAGAACGGGTTCACGGCTAAGAGCTTTATCTTCCCTGATACCCGTACCCGTGTAGACTTCAAGACGTACACACAGTACAGTAACAACCAGACGATCTTAGAGGGCTTTGAGTACGGTTTTCCTAAGGCTGAGGGGTTAAACATAGGTGCGTGGTTAGATGAGTACCTCGGCGATTCTGCGTTAGTGAACACTCTTAGGTTCCGACTAGCTACTAGGGATGCTGTTATGGGGATAGGATTTACTCCAATTGATGGCTATACTCCGTTTATATCTGATTACCTGAAGAACGTACAAACCCTAGAAACAAGGAAAGCTGAGTTACTGAAAAGGGAGCTTCCAGTGCGTCAGTACAGTCCATCGAGGGATGCGTCTGTGGTGTACTTGCACTCCGATGAGAACCCGTTTGGCGGGTACGAGCGTATCGCTAAGGATCTCAAGGGAAGACCAGAGGAAGAGATATTAGTTCGTGCTTACGGGGTTCCGGTAAAGAGTATGACTTCTTTACTCCCGCTTTTTAACACTGAGGTAAACGTGCTAAAGGACAACGAGCCAAACAAGTACGGAATGCAGTTCCCTGATGTGTCGAACAAGCAAAGGTACACAATTTACCAAGTAGTGGACCCCGCTGGGGCAAAGAACTACGTCTCTATATGGGCTGCTGTAGACGCTAACGATAACGTTTACATCTGCCGTGAGTGGCCTGACTGGGAGACTCATGGGGAATGGGCGGAGTTCGGGGACCCTAAGTGGAAATATGGTCCCGCTTCAAAGAAGGTTGGATTAGGGGTACAGGGATACGTACAGTTATTTGAAGAAATCGAGGATGAGCTCGGAGTCGAGGTCTTTGAGCGTATTGGTGACTCTAGGTTTTTTGCTAAAGAGAACGAGAACAACGAAGACTTATTTATGGCGTTCGAGGAGTACGACATGATGTTCGTTCCCTCTGATGGGCGTATGGAGGAGGTTGGACTTTCTGCATTAGATGAGTGGTTTAACTACAACCCTAATGAAACAATTGATACCGCTAATAGACCTAGGTGCTATATTCACGAGAGCTGTCGAAATTTGATTGATAGCCTCATCAACTACAACTCAAAGGGGAAGATGGACGAACCCCTTAAGGACTTCTTTGACGTTATTCGTTATTTGCGAATGGCGAATTCTGGAGAAGGACCAGTCCATGTAACCGCTTCTGATTTAAGAGTAACAAAAAGGGGAACAGGAGGATACTAATGAAAAAAAGATTAAGTACAATTGCTAAAGAAAACAATATAGATTTCAAGGATCTTGAGGCTCTTGCGAAATCTAAATTAAGTTCAATAATGATTACTGGTAAGGGTAAGAATACTTGGATTTCTGAGGACGGGCAACAGGTGTTAGATCAGGCTATAGAGGTTCCTGAAGGTGTAGCCAAGCATATAACGGCTGTAATTACAAAAAGAGCACCAAACCGACGCTACCTGTACGCTTACAGTAAAGAAATAAATAAAGTAATACCCGTCTTAGTGCCAAGTAGATACGCTAAAAACTTAATAGGGAAGTTAGTTTCAGTAGAAGTCATTGAAGATGTGCAAGGATCGTCTTACAGATACAGAAGAGGTTGAGCTAGATAAGCTAGTTCGTTCTAAAAAATTTTTAAACGAGAACCTCGATAGGTTGATTGCTTGGGAGATTTGGCAAAACTTTTGTTTTGGTAAATGGAACTCAGAGGTGCAAAATAAGGATTTTTGTGATAAAATGGGGGTCCACTCTCTGTACACTTATCGAGTCGTTGACCGAGTTAAGGAAAAAGCAGAAAATTATATCAAAAATTTGAGTCAATAATGCAAAACGAGGATTACTCTAAGGCAATTACGTACGTAGGCAAAAAGCCAGATATAGAGGTTCTTCGTCAAGCGTATCAAACTACAGATACTGAACTTCAATCCTATTACGATTTGTGTAGAACATCTTACGATGATAGACGCAATTGGTGGCCGGGTAAAAGCAGAGATCTTAGAAAACATGGTTCTGATGCCTTTCCTTGGGAAGGTGCTTCTGATTTAGAGAGCCATGTTATTGATGAGCGTGTAACTCGCTTGGTTTCGTTATTTATGTCTGCTCTAAATAGGGCAAACATACAGGCGTTTCCAGTAGAGGCTACAGACATTCCTAGGGCTAAGGTAGTATCGAACTTCTTGAAGTGGATGACGACCTCTGGGTACATTCCTAGGTTCAAGCAGGAAATGGAGCTAGCAGCAAATTATATGCTGGAGCGTGGCGTAATGATCACGTACTGCGGTTGGGTGATGGAAGATCGCACCTTCAAGCAGAAGATAGATCTTAGAAAAATCGCTGCTGCAAGCCCAGAGCTTGCCGAGATGATTGCTAGCGGTCAGAACGATGAAATGGTAATCCAGCAGATGCAATCCGCTGTTCAGGTGTCTGAGAAAAACGCTAAAAAAGCGTTAAAGGATCTGCGTGAAAATGGCATTGCAGAAGTTCCTACCGTAAGGAGACAAGTAAATGCTCCAGAAGTAAAAACTGTAGCTCCTGATGGTGATTTT